GCACGCCGGCGCTCTGCAAGGGATGCATTTGTCCACCACGCTTGTGCTGCGTCCGGCGGCGTCATTTCCTCCGGCCATAGCTCCTGGGGCAACGTGCGTTCTGCGAGGGCCCTCCGCAGAACGTCCTGCATGTCGTGACGGATGTGTCGCCATCGAACTTTCGGGCTCACGAGTTCCGCCGCCGCGTCTTCCCGTCCCAGGGCTGCAAGGACGTCCCGTCTACCTGCTGTTGTGAGTTCCTTGTCCCACCATTCTTCAGCGAGACCCGCTCGCAGCGCCGGCGGCTCCGCCGGCGCCTCGGGCTCACGGCCAACCGCTTGCATCGTCTCTGGTGTGATTTCGTCGTCGACGTCGACCGGCTCAGGCGTCGGCACCGGCTGCTCTGCTTGCCTCCTGGGCAGCCCCAGCTGCGCCCGATCGGTCTCGGTCATCTTCTCCCACCGTTCGACGAGGTGCTCCTGGACACTCCTCGCAAGGTCTTGCCACCTGGCCTGTGCGTAGCGAGCCGCGTCCTGCTTGGTCCAGCCGAACGTCACCGCCGCGTCGGCGCGGTCGGCGTTACTCAAGCCGTCCCACCACTTCAGCAGGTCAGCCGGGGGCTCGATTGCAGCAGCCTCCTCAGCGACCGGGGGGCGCTCCGGTTCGGCTGGTGGCGGCGCCATCGCCTCCTTCGTCCTCCTGATCGCCTCCATCACCGTCGACGGCCGGTCCGGCATCTCCGGGAAATACCACGTCATCGCCATCCGGTTCAGCTGGTTCTCAGGAACCCCGAGGGAGCGGAGTTCATCCTTGAGTGCCTCCCTGCCTCCGCCCTCGGGGCCCTTCCGTCGCGTCTCGATAAGAGACTCCGCCCACGCCGGCATCTCCTCGCCGTAAAGCTGGAGGTACCGCTCCTTGTAGCCTTCTGTGGATCCGGTCCGCTGACCGACTTGTACACCAGGCGCGGCACCGCCGGGCGGCCTCGGTTCGGGTTTCTTGGGAGCCGAGACCGACGGTCTCGGCGGTGCCGCTGTTGGTGGGGCCTCCGGTCCCGGAGAGGGGGGCGGGGCCGGAGGTTTCGGGGTCACTTCGGGCCGTGCTTGCGGCCTTTCTTGGGGCCTGGCTTCCGTCGGGCCAACTGGCCCGCGTCCTTCTTCAGGGGTCACCCCGCCGCGCGGAGGCTCGCCGCGACCGCGACCTTCTGGGGGTGGCCTGCGTCCTTCATCTCTCGGATGTTCGACGACACGTTCGCCTGGTTGCATCCCTTCTTCAGGGGCATGACGAGCCTCCTCTTGCCATCGGCCTTGCACGGCCTCCGGTCTGTGATGGTGGACGAACTCACGCAGCAGCGCCTGCTCTTGGCGCGAGTACTCCCCCCGACCTTCCTGGGCACGAGCGTAGTGACGCGCCAGGGCCTGCGCGGCCTGGCCCGCCTCGCTCTGTGCCGTTCTCAGTTCGTTTGCGCTGACCTCGCGTCCTGCGAACCCCTGCACTTCACGGTTGATGCTCATGTACCGGTAGATCAGGCGTTCGACCTGGCTGGGTGAATCGGCGAAGCGTTCCCAGTCTCCGATGGGTTCCGGGCGAGCGCCGCGAGCTCGGAACGGGTACCGGATCATATCCGGGATCGAGAAAATCAGCGGGCCGAAGACACCATGCACAATGGCGTCCTGCCACTCGCCAGCCATGACGTCCGGACCAGCGAACAGGGCAGACTGCGCCATCGTCCGTTGCACAGGCTTGAGGAACCTGGTCGCCCCGAACGGAGCGAACGTCAGCATGGCCTGGAACGGATCCTCTCCGTGCAGTGCGCCGACCCCGCCAGCTGCGAGGGTTTCGCGGGCCACGCCGGCGACCTGGTGCTGCCTGGTAGCCTGGCGGAGTGCTTCGGGGCCGGTCGGCGCCGTGACCGGTGCCACGCCTCGAGCGTACTGCCGCGAATACCTGGCCAGACCCGGTGTCTGCCGCAGTATGCTGATCTCTGCGATGAAAGCGCCCAGATCCCCACCGAACGTGGCCAGCTTCTCGAGCCACCCCTGGGCCTCGGGCAAGGCCTCGCCATGGCTGTCCTCGATGGACTTCCAGAGCATGTAGAGCTGCTTTTGTTTGTCGAACGCCTGGTCGTCGTACATCGGAAACCCGCCGAGGAGCTCCTGGCGCACCGCCGCGTCGACACCGTACTGGGTCTCGAGCTGCTCGGGGGTGTGTAACTTGTTTCGTCTTCGGTGCCGCGTCTCCCGCTCCACGATCTCGTTGACCAGGGTGCTCGCGCGGGTTTCCTGCATGAGTCGCCCGGTGACGCGGGCCGGTGCCTGCGTGGTTCTGACCAGCGGGCCGAATAGACGCTTCAAGGCCCCCACCCGCTTACGCTTCGGTTCCGGCGCGGGTGGCCCCATCTGCGGACGGGTCAGGTCGATCGCCTCGGGGGGACGTGCCTCGGGGTTCTCCCGGTAGAATTGCTCACGCTCGGCGCGGACCCGCTCCGCCCACCGTTCGCGGGCCGCGGCCTCCATGCGTTCATCGAACAGCCGGCGCCGCTCTCCGTAGTCCTCCGCCCCGATCTCCTGCTCCCGGATGACACGCTGGGCCACCCGTCGCTCGAGCTCGCCGTAGGGTTCCTCTATTCCAGGACGTCGCTCGAGGAGGGGGATGTTCTCCTCAGCTGCGCGGTCACGGGCCTGTTGCTCTGGGCTGGGTGCTGCCGGACGGATCTCGGGGACCGCCGCGCCCTGGAACACCGCCTGCGCGGCATTGAAGATGTCCTGTTCAGCAGTCTCGAGCGGGGGCAGCTGGTGACGCTGCGCAGCTCGAAACAGATCGTCATCGGCCTCAGGAGGAACGCGGTCCCGGCTCTCGGCGTACCGACGGGCCACGACGTCCAGGAGGCTCGGTTCGTCGGGCATTGTCGTTCATCTCCCGATGTTCGTAATGACGGCACAGTTCTGCGGCTCGCTCAGCCTCAGCCGGAAGTCCTGGCGAATTACGAACTTGTCGCCCTCCACCCAAGCCGCCTGTTCATCCTCCGGAACCAACGAATACTCCCCCGGGATGACAACGTACATCTTGTCAGGGGCAACCTCGTCCCGGGCGACGACGTTAAACAACACGCTTTACTCCTTTCGCATGGACCGCCCCATGTGGCGGAGTCGATCGACCTCCATCGGGCGGAGGATCGCGTTGATCGCCGCCACGTAGCGGGCCTTGGCTTCGGTCGGGTTGTCCCCGAAATACCCCTCCGCCCAGGCCTTGTTGATGTCCTGGAGAGTCGGACGCCTGCCGTCCAGGGCTGCCGTCACCTGTTCCCTCTGCTTGGGTGTCCAGGCCGGCGACTGCTCCTCGAACCAGGCCTGCGCCTTCATAAACCCCTCGATCGGGTCCGCGGTGATCTCGGCCAGAACGCCCGGGGCGTCCTCCGGATAGGCCGGATCTCCCATCAGGGCCTTGCCGATCATCGAGTCCGCCACCAGGCCCTTCTCGCCCTTGCCCGTGCCGGCACGCTTCGCTTCCGCGAGGGCCTTGGTCGCTGCGAGCGGGTCGCCCGGGTGCTTCGCCATCGCAGCCGCCTCGGCCTGGTCGCTCAGGCTGGGCTGTGCCTTGCCCTCCTTGATACCCATGGCGCGCTCATCCAGCGCGGCACCACGCCGCTCCTTCTCGAGGGCGATGTACCTGGCGTAGGCCTCTTTGGCAGCGTCCAGGCGTTGACGCGGCACGAACCGCCGGCCGATCAGCTCGGGGGCGTTCACCTCCGCCCACTGGCGGAAGTCCATCAGTTGCCCCCCCGTTATTTCACGAACCGGGGGTTTCGTTTCACTGGGGCCTGGTCCTCCAGCTCCCAGGGCCGGCATACGTGGCGGGAGGTGCAGCGTCTCACGGGGTGGCGTTGGTGTCACCCCGCCGGTCACCTTGGAGTGCAGGTCGGCCAGGAGCTCCTGCTGCGAGGGCCCCGTCGGCTTGGATGCAACAGGTTTTCCACCGGTGTGGGCATCGACCTTCGCGTGTAGATCCGCGAGCCGATCCGGCTGTGACCGGTCCTCGGGCTTCTTCGCGACCGCCTTGGCGGCTGCGTCCTCCGTCCGCTCCGATCGCCCGTCGTCCAAGTGCACGCGCACCGGATCCTTGGGCTGCTCCATCCAGGGCCGGCGAGACCTCTGCTTGGGCTCCTTCTTCTTGCCCAGTTTCACGCCCTTCAGATCCACACGCACCGCGTTCGCGGGCTGCCGACGCCAGGGAAGCTGCAAGCGGGCCTGGCGTCTCGCCACGTCCGTCGCGGCTCGTCTCCGGGCCTCGGAGTCCCGTTCGCTGTAGGTCAGCCAGTCTGGCAGTACAGGTCCGGCCATCGCTCAGGCCTCCAAAAAACGTCACAAATCATCACGAATGATCACGTGTGATGATTCTACGGCTTCGCCAGGAGCGGGTCGTTCTCCGTGAACAGCTCCGTGAGCGGGTCCGCAAACGCCTGGAGCCCGCTCGTGAAATCCCCAGGCGTGCCCGCACCGGACACGCTCCGCCCGATCTGCGATCCGCCGGCCATCATGCTCGGCATCATCGCGAGGGACGCACCACCCGTCGGGCCGGCCAGGAGCATACTCAGAGCAGCCCCACCGCCGGCACCGCCGATGTTTCCCCACATCGCCCGGTCCTCCTGGCGTTCGGCTTCCTTCTCGGCCTCCTCGCGGGCTTTGACGTTGGCCACCATGCTGACGAACCGGTTCCACTTCCGGCGCGGCATACTCATCGTCGCCAGCTGGTACTCGCGAGCCCGGTTGTGGTGCATCGCCGCGTCCTGGCTCAGTCGCGCCGCCAGGGCGTTCGCGCCCCCCGTGGGCATTGCTCGAAAAACCGCCATCGCCGGACCTCCTACACAAAGACCGACAAGAAGTCCAAGGCGTCCGTCCAATCAAGCGACTGGGCCTCACGCCACGCCTCGAGGGCTTGCTGTTCCATCTGAAGCGCCTGCTCGTACTTTTCCCGCTCGAACGCCAGGGCCTTGAAGGCGTACAGGTCCTGGGGTTCGTAGTGAACGTCAGCCTCGAGCCCCGCTTGGAACCTCGTCAGCTGGTTGATCGCATCGAGGTACGACTGATCGAGCTGCTCGTAGGCACCGGTCAGTCTGCCCAGGCTGCTCAACGCACGCTGCCGGCCCTCGACGTTCGCCGCGTCGACCAGGGCGCCGAGCCTGGTACCGGCTGCCATGCCCTGCCCGCGGATCCCGGCCTCGATCCCGCCGGCTGCTCCGCCCGAAGCTACGCCACGCCCGGCCGCTCGGGCCTGGGCCTGGGCGAGGTTCTGCGCGACGGTCTGGGCGATGTCCAGGCTTCTCGCCGCCTCCTCACGCTCACTGAAGACCGGACGCTCGGACGTCGCCAGCTCTCCGAGGGTTCGCATCACCATCGCACGATACGGATCCGTCTCCCAGCCGGCCTGCTCCGCGCGGACGCCGCTGATCGCATCGGCGATCGAGGCAAGCGCCGCCTGGCGGGCCTCCTCCGTCGCAATCATCCCGGTGCCTTGCGATTGCAGCTGCCCAAGCCAGGTCTCGCGCATGTCGTCCGGCTGACCCCAGTACTCCGAGTAGAACGCACGCGGATCCGCGTACTGCCCGGGCTGACCGGCCCAGGCCGGGAGCTCGGGGCTGGCGATCTGACCGCCCTGGAGGAACGCTGACGTCGGCGAGTCCCACATCAGATCGGGCGTAGTCCACCACTGGTCGGTGTTCCACTGCGCCGGATCCGGGGGCTCCCCGCCGCCGCTCGTCGCCGCCGGTCCCGTGTAACCGGGTGGCGGGTTGTAGGTGTCGTTTCCGTTGGGCATCGCTTTAGTCTCCTAACGGATCGGCCTCGAGAAATTCCGCTCGTAATGCTCGTGGAACACGCCGCTCACGTGCGCCGCGACCCACCAGCGGCTGAAGCTGGTGTTCTGGAATCGCAGCTGCAAGTTGAACCGTGCCGCGACTCCCGGCTGCGCCGAGTTGATCGGCATGTTCATCCAATCGCTTTCCGGGTCGTCCGGCCCCAGCCAGGTGGGCATCGGCCGGTACTGGCCCTTGTTGATCTCGTTGAACCGCAGGATCCACCAGTCGCCCCACGACATTGTGTCGTAGCGACCCTGGTCGTTCGGCCAGGGCTTGTATGCTCGCCGGCCGTCGCCGAACCGCCACTCGACGGCCAGCTCCGACGTCGGACGTCTGATGTCCAGGAGCGTCAGGTAAATGGGCCCGTGCGTGTAGTGCTGGCTCGCCGACACCCCACACAGGAAATTCCACTCGTAGGTGGTGCCGATGCTGACCGGCTGGTCCATCTCGATCGTTCGCGACCAGTTCGTCGCCCGCCACGCGCCCTGGGCGCTGGGGTCCTCCCCGTCGTCGTCCACGTCCAGCACGTCCACCCGGCTGGTCAGGGCCGTGAGACTTGCCTCGAGCTCCGCGACCCGCCCGCGCAGACGGTCCGTCTCGTTCCAGACCCCGTCGAACTCCTGCTCGAGCTCGGGCTCCTGCGCGTGATGGGGAAACAACTTCGGCATCTACAACATCCATGCAATCGACTCCGCCTCGCCCTCCTTCGCGACGGTCTCGATCACCTCGAGCTTGCCGACCACCTCGAGCGGATCCACCGGCTTCAGCGTCACCGGTTCCCGCAGATGCGGGTAGACCGGCGGGCTCAGGTCCGACGGTACGATCGGCCAGGGATCCGGGCGAGGTTGTCCGCCGACCTGCGGCACACGCTACTCCTCGAGATAGAACTCGTAGTCCACTTCCACCGCCAGGTTCGTCACGATCTTCAGCGCCCATCGCTCGGTTTCCTCGAGGAAGAACGGCTGAATGGGTGGCGTCCAGAAAACCTGTTGCTGTTGGTGACAGTGGATCTTGCACACCTCGGTCAGGGTCGGCTCGGCGGTGTACGTGTTCCGGGCCGTCGTCAGCACCTCCTGGGCGAACGTCGGGGGCAGCTTGTAGAACGTGTTGTCGTCGCTCGCCGTGCCGGCTGCGTCGTGCGTGCCCCATACCCACTCCGCGGGCGACGAGGCACCGGTCGAACCCTTCGGAGCGATCTTGATACCATGCAGCAGCACGCGGCAGTCCGTAGCAATCAGGAACGCGGCGATACTGCGGTTGGCCTGGTCGGTCGTCAGGGTGGTTTCGTACTTGAACCTCTTGTAAGCCATCGCTTGACTCTCCTAGTAACCGCCGGCGGGCTCGAACTCGAGGATCCATCCCGCCAGGCCCATATCCGGATGCCAGTGCATCGTGTCGCCGAGACCGCTCGGGCTCTGCACCAGCAGACTGATCTCGTCCGATTCCCTGCTGATCGGCTGATGCTGCGAAGCCGCGTAGCGCAGGGATCTCCTCCGCAGCTCGTACTGTTCCTCTCGTTTGGCTCGGTGCCCGAACTCGAAGTCGCGGGGGTAGTCGTCGTCGCTGACCACCCGGCCGTGCAGCCAGGTCACCTGATAGATGTGGGCGAGGCCTCCGTCCAGCGGACGCAGCGGAGGGGTTTCATAGCGGAACCGCGGCATCTCGAGGATCTCGGACCGGTCGTTGCCGATCCGGATCTTGCCGTCGGCGCATGCAACCATCAGCGGCGCGTAGAACGTCGCCTCCGCGTCATCCTCCGCTTCGTGGATGTCGCCCAGCGTCGTGGCAACCGAGCAGTACGGCCTGGCACGCCAGGGCGATCGCAGGTACGTCCAGCCGCCGACTCCGTCCGGCCCCTCGCGACCGTAGTGGTACGCGAGGATCTCGGGATCTCCCCAGGGCTGCACACCGTTCGCGATGAAGAGGATCCGGTTGACCGTGTCCACCGCGTAGCTCACCTGCTGGTTCTTCTCGCCCTCGGTTTCGCTCCTCCGCTTGGCGAAGGTCCGCCAGGTGTCCTTGATGTTCTTGGCCAGGTTCCGCTCCGCGACCCCGTCGAAAGAGTACAGACCGGCCTCGCCGTTGAAGTGCAGACGCTCAGGCTCGCCCACGACGATCGCACCGTTCCCGCCCTCGGTGTTCGCGCACCCGATGGTCGCTTTCGTCTTCCCGAGGGAGTGCGACGAGCTCGGCGCCGTCGCGCCCGTCGCGATCGTCTCGTTCGTCGAAGTCACGATCGTGCCGCTGAGGACCCAGATCGACTTGGGCTTCAAAAGAACCAGCTGCTTCTGCAACTCCGCCATACCGGTGATTCCGCTCTGGGCATCTCCGGTCAGCGTCTCGTAGTCGTCCGGATCCACGTGGTCGGGTCGGCCGAACGCCGAGTAGTGCAGCAGGTCATCCCGGCCGTCGGTCGTCACCGAGTTGTTGTAGAACATCCGGTCCCGGTAGACACAACCGACCGTCGCCTTGGGCGGCACGCCGTTTTTGCTCGGCGCGAAGGGGCCCGTGGTCGTGTTGCCCTCCGCCGGCGTCGGGTCGGTCCGCGTCCCGTACGGGTCGTACAAGCTCCCGGCCTCGTACTTCCTCTGACTGCGCAGCAGAAAATACGGCGTGCCCAGGTGGATGTCCTTCCGGTACAGCCGCCAGTGGGTCACATGGCGATTCGCAAGTGGCTCGCCCGTCACCTGGATCTGGGCCCGATGCTCCTCACTCGCCGTGATGTCGATCTGGCCCAGGTTGTACGGATTGCTCTCGACGTCATGCTCCTCGTCGTAGTACGTGATCGCGTACTCGTAGGTGCCCTCCTCGAGGATCGCCCACCCCTCGGTGTTGTCGTCGCGCACCAGGCGGGCTGCTCCCGTCGGCGGAAACAAACCGGCGAGCACCGTCCCCTCGATCGTCCCGTCGGTTTTCCGGGGGTCCGCACCGTCCAGCATGTAGAGCCGTCCGTACGCCGGCACGTAACACGCGGGGCGCGGCTGCGAGGGGGCCAGGTCCAGCACGCGCCCGTCAGGGTAAGCAGCCCAGTAGCGCCACCCCCGATCTTGCAGGTACGACTGGAACACGATGATCTCGCCGACCTTCGGCGAATCCCAATGGATCTGGTTGCCCATCGGGCTGACCCAGCCCTCCTGCCAAGTCACGGCCGGCCAGGCTGCCTCCGGATCCGTCCCGCCCCACAACGACAGGGGCCAGGCCGGCCGGACACGCCCGTCGCTGAGGAGCACGTTCTGGGCGTCGACCGCCCACCGCGCATCCAGGTCCCGGGGTGTCAACGTCGTGTTGAGCCCCAGGAACGGGCCAGTGAACTTGGGTCGCCGGTTCGGCACTAAATGGGTCTCCAGCTCTTGCCGCGGCTGATGCTGTCCAGATCCGCGACCATGTTCGCCTTGTAGTCGAACCACATGGGGCCCAGCTTCGCGACGGACCGCTCTGATTGGACCTTGCCGAAGTAGCCCGCGCCGATCGGGATGATGTGGTGCCAGTGGAGCGGTACCTGGTACGGGATGTCGCTGGCTTCCTCGAGGTCCTCGACCAGCTGCTGATAGAAAACCTCGACGCTCTGCGAGGCCGGCGAATCGTCGTAGAAGACCAGGCCGAACTTGCCGGTCTGCGAATCCCGGTACCACGCGACCCGGTCCGGCGGCTGGGCCCCCAGGCGCGGAATGGGGTGGCGGACGTAGTTGTCACGCCGACCCCATGGGGCTTCGATCAGGTTCGTGTACGTCCCGCTCGACTCCACCCGCCGCGCAAGGAGCGGGCGCCGGACGTCCGTGCTGGTGAGCAGGTACTCCCGCGCCGAGCTCCCCACCGTCAGCGTCTCGGGCGTGTCCTTGACGTTCCACGCCTCCGAGCAGTTGTCCATCGCGTTGACCAGGTCCTTGTACGCGGTGTTGATGAGCACATCGAGCCGCGCGAACGAATCATGGTCGACGAAACGGTCGCCTCTCGGGTCATCTAGCCAGCCGAGGGTGGCCGGCCGCAGCTGTGTCAGATTCACGGCTCCGCACCTCCCGGTGTTACTGATTGTCGTTGACGTCGGACTAGGACGACGCGCTACCGATCAAGCCGCCAGTCTCGCCGTCGACGTTGACGCCGTAGTTCTCGAACCAGTGGCAATCCGCCGCGGTGATCCAGGTCGTCTGGGCGTCGGTCGCGATCCTGCACAGGTTGTGTGCAATGAAACCGTCGCTCGTCGCCTGGGCCGTGATGTTCGCATCCACCGCGTTCTCATTCATCAGCCAGTTGTGGTGAATGTTCGCGTGGGCGAAGGCAGTCGCCGAGTTCGTGATGTTGGCGCCGCTGAAGTCGCCGTCGATCTGGCAATAGGCGATCTCGATCCACTCGCCGCCGACCAGGTCGATGCACCGCGTTGCGCCGGCGCCGTCCATGTCGGCCTCGAGGCCGAGGACCTTGCACCGGTCCGCCGTGGTCAGCAGGAGCGCCGTCACGGGCTGGCCCGTCGTCTGCGTGATGAACCAGTCGTCGAGAATGCAGTCGTGGCCCGTCACCTCGCACAGCTTCGTGATCGCGTCGAGGTTCCCGTCGAGCCAGAAGTTCTCCATACGCACGCCGCTCCCGCTGATCTTCATGTTGGCGGCTGCCAACGTGCCGATCTGGATCTTGGGGCGCCGCTGGCCCTGGCCGAGCCCAATGATGTGAAGATCATTGACGCTCACGTCCAGGCCTTCCGACGTGCTCACCGTCTCCGTGTGCCCGCTCCCGACGATGATCTGATCGTCGGCGCGGGCCTTGCTCACCGCGTTCACCAGCGTGCTGAGCGGGTGCGCGGGATCCTGGCCACTCCTGCTGTTGCTTGCCCGGGAGTGACTCGAATCCACAAACAGCGTCCGCCCCCAGGGGTTCGGGTTGAGGAGCGTACGCAAACGTCGCGGCGGGCGCCCTGCGGGCCCGACCGCGTCCAGGTTCCGGACGAGTTTCATAGCTCAAATCTCCTGTTGAACTGGGCACCGGTCGCGCAGCGCCGGCCCTCAGCCAGGTCTGTTAGTACGACGCTCAAGCGCCGTTTCTACGTCTTGTCCCGCCAGCCGCCCCCGCTCATGGGGTTGTACGTGCCGTACAGACGCACCGCGATCAGGCCGACCTCGTCGCCGTCCGCGTCACCGTCCGCGTCGAGCTCGCACCAGAGCATCGCCAGATCGTCGCTCGCGATGGTGTTCGGCATGTTCAAATGCCGCGGGCCCGCCTTGTGCAGGTCGCTGGTCGCGCTGATGGTGGCCGCGTCGAACGTCGTCGACCCGTCGGCGCTGACCGCCCCGTCGCTCACCGCTTCATCGACGGCTACGCCCTTGATCCCGACCTTCCAGATGATCCCGGTGTCGGCGGCTCCACCGCTCGAGTCGAACAGGACGGCCGCATGAACATCCTTGGCCCAGTCGAAGTACCAGAGGTCTCCCTGCGGATCGAACCACCAGTAGAACGTGTCGGCGGTTGCCATCGTGAACCGGTTCAGCTCGGAGTCGGCCTGCGCCGCCGCGAGCTGCCCCCCACCCAGGCCGGCCGTGGTGAGCTCCAAGCCTTGACGCATGGGGTAGAACGTCGCACGCGCCATGTCGTACGGCATTCCGTCAGCATTCAGTCCGTGACTCATTGGTCCAGTCTCCTAACTTTCTGGTTGCTTGTGCGGGCCGATTGCCGGTCCCGCCCTACGCTACGCCGCTACGGGGATCGCGTAGTCCAGGTCCTCGATCACCGCGTTCGCGTTGGGCGCGTGGCACACCAGCTGCACGAAACGGAACCAGGCAGCCTCATAGGCGTGGCGGTTCTGCACGCGGCTGAGGATCGCCCCGTCCTGGTTCATCCACTGCCCGTCATTGTTCTGGTACAGCGTGAAGCTCGAGGTATCGAGCAGGAACATCTTGTCCGGCGGGCAGTGCCGGTCACGCACAATCGGGATCTGATCCTCGAACTTCATCGCGGTGGCCCAGCCGTTGAGCGTCGTGGCCGTCCCCTGGAATCGCTTGCTGTGAACAAGCTCGTCCATGAGAACCGCGAACACGTTGTACCCGCAGATGATGAGGTTGATCGCCCCGTCGCTGTACTGCTCGACCTCGGCGCGGGCCTCCTCGATCATGGTCAGCTCCGGCCGGCGGCTCACGCCGCTGTTGCCGAAGACGTTGCCCTTCCAGAACTCGTTCCCCGCGACCGTCCGGTCGATCCCGCCCAGGGCACCGCTCGCCGGGTTGCTGGTCGAGATGATCCCGCCGAGGCCCATGACCGACTGGTTGTAGCTGTTCTGCCGGTAGACCCCGTAGTTCGTCGGGTTCGAGTTCAGGTCCGCGTAGTCCGCGAGCTGCTTGCCGGTCGGATAGGTGATCCGGACGGTGTTGTTGCTGCGGTCTACGCTGATCTTGGCCGTGACGCACCCGCCACCCGTGGCGCCGTTCGCCTTGAGCAGGATGTCCACCACCATGCCCTTGCTGAGGCCCCTCGTGTGGTCCACCGTGAACGCGGTGGCACTGGTCGCCCCCGCGACCGTCGCGAGCAGACCATCCCCGGATCCGTAGAGCTCGTAGTTGAACCCGGATCGCATCTGCTTGAGGATGTTGGTCGTCTCGAAGTCGTAGGGGCGCCGCTCAGCTGCGTAACTGCGGCGAGCTCCCTCCACGTGGCTGCCCGCGATCTCGATCCGACCGTACAGGCGGGCATAGTTGTAGTTGTGCCGGTTGACTTCCTGGTGCCCGGCTGGGGGCAGATCGCCGGCGTCCGACCAGCCCCATCCACCGCCTTCACCACTGTGCATGACCAAGGACAGCTGCTCGCCCTCGGCGTACTCCTCCTCGTTCCGTCCAAGGACTTGCAACAGAACGGACCGCACGTTGAAACCGGCCCTCATCTTCCGGAGGTACACGGTTCGCAGCAGCGCGGCCTGCGTGTCTCTACTCGATGGCATTGCTCCGCAACTCCATAGTTGGCGGAGCCCGGGCGCTCCTGGTCATAAGTCTGACCCGGCTACGGGTGGGTTTCCGTGAATCCCGGCACTTCCACGCCACCCGCAGCACAACCGGCGTGCGCACGCGCCGGCGGGCCAATTGGGAAACCGCTTCTACTCGGGTACCGGGACCACCGGGATTTTGCCGGTCGCGATACCCTCTTGAACCGCCTCTACCTCCGAAGCGACCGCCCGCTCGACGTCCGCGTCGAACGCCGGCCACTCGGTACTTGCATTAACTCCCAGAGCGGGACGCGCGAGCGCCCCGGTGTTACCGTCCGCCGAAACCGGGCCCCGGCTGCCGGCGGCGCCGGCGCTCCTCGAGGGGCCCGACTCCGCCGCCCTGTTCTGGTTCTCCAGCTTCGCGGAGGCCTCCGCCGCGTCCGGGCCCTCTCCCTTCCGTAGGGCCTCTTCCTCCTTGGCCACTACCTCCGTCGCTTCGCTAAGGCCCTTCAGTATGTCGTCGTGGCTCATCTTTCCGACCTGGTCGTTGGGAAACTTCTCCGAAAACTTCTTCCAGACCAGGCCCGTGGCCAGGGCCCTGCGATCGCCGCTGAAGGCCTTCGTCGAGTCGTGCTTGCCCAGCTCGCCGAAGATGTGCTGGCGCATCTCGTCGCGGGCCTTGTCCTCCCTGGCGAGCTGCTCCTTGCGCGCTTCACGCTCGTCCAGAATGCTCGTCAGGTTGTCCTTCGTCACCGCCTGGTCGGCGGGCTTCGCCGGCGCAGGCTCGGGGGATGGTTTCGGCGAGGTGGGAGTCTCCACACGCACCTCGCTGGGCGGCACCCCCTTCGCCCGCACCTCTTCAATGAGCTGAACCTCCTCCTCCGTCAGCGCTCCTGGCTCGTCCGCCATGACTCTGCTCCGTTCGGCCGCTTACGTCATCCTTGGCAACGCGGGACGCGCGACCGGGTTCGACGTCCCATTGCCACCTGGAGGCCGCGGGGCACCGCCCACCGGTAGAGCCCGCGGGGCACCCGGCGCACCGCCAGGTCCCGCGGCTGCCGGCGCTCTGGGCTGCACCCGCAAGCCGTACTCCTTCACCAGCTCCGCCTGGACACGCGAGGCGATCGCCTTGGCGCGGTTCGCCTTGTCCGCCTCGTTGAACTGGTGCTCCGCTATGTGCCACTGCATCGCTACCTCGACGTCGGGATCTCGCTCGACCGCGTCGCGGTACCGAACCTTGGTCGTGAACTGATAGTGCTCCTCGAGGTGGACCTGGTCGTCGTCGCCCAGCGGTACCGGGACGGGTTTCCCCTCGACAATCGTTTCGTGCTCCGCCCTGGCGTTCGTCCGGTGCTCCTCGCCGATCTCCGTGCCCGTGGGCATCTGGCCCGTGAGCATGCGCATGACGAACGCCCGATGGTGGGGATTCTCCGGCGTCAGCCACCCGCCTTCTTGCATGTAGCGCAGCTTCGCGAGCGTCTCCCCCAGGTTCTCGATCGGTTGCAGCTCGCAACGCACGTTCCAGGCGAACGGTCCGAATGGCTCCTGGGAGCTCAGGTCCCGCCCCTTCCATTTGAGGATCTTGAGCCGGCCGTCCGGGCCCACGATCGGCGTCGCACGCTCCTCGCTCACGAACTCCCACGCGAGCCACAAGGCCTGGAGGCCCGCCTTGGCGAACGCCTGCTCCATGAGGATCCTCGACGGCGCTTGCTGCCTCACGTCCGCCTGGAACATCAGCTGCGCGTGCTTTCCGCTCTGCTGGGCACTCTCGCTGCGTCCGGTCGTGCTGCGATGCACACCGGCGACGTCGTCGAAGTCGCGGGCCAACAGCGCATCGAAGTGGTTCACGCCCGCGGGCAGAGGCGGAGTCTCGAGGTACTTCACAGAGTGAAGCTTGTCCGGCTTCATCCCGATGGCCTTGGGCCCTGGCGTCAGTCCGTCTTCCGGGAAGCCGGAGTCTTTCTCGTACAGGAACCGCGGATCCACCGCGAAGTGCAATACCCCCTGCTGGGCCGACCGCGAGCGATTCATCGCCCGCTGCGCCTGCATCATGTCCTCGCCAACACCCGAGGGCCTGAAGTACTCCGGCTCGGGGCTTGCCCTCACGCCGATCAGCGGGATCTCCCCGTGCAGGTACGGGTGCGGTCCCTTCTCGAGTACTCGATCCTCGGTGTGGACGATCTTCGCCCCCTCCGGACACTGGGGCAGCCGAGGCCTCCAGATTTCGTGGACGAGAACCTCGTCGGGTGGCGTCAGCGTCGAATGCGTCTCGGCGCCGATCCGTGACAGATCGCCGAACTGCTCCCGGAACCGGTTGTAAAACTCCTGGTCGCGGTTCGTCGGCATGACGTCGGAGGCCGTGTCGGGCCACTTGTTCCGGACGTACTCGACCGGCCGGAACCTCGAGTCCATCAGCCACGCCGCCTGCCGTTCGCTGGCACAATGCTGGGGCTCGGTCACGTCGAACGGCCAGGCGAAATCGAAGTAGATGTCTCCGCCTGGGAGCGTGAGGTTGCCACTGGCGTCGACAGACTTCTCCGCAGCCGGCCGGCGCCTGCTCACCCACTTGCGGACCCGGTTGACTACCCCGCGTTGCTTGTCAGCCTCGTCCGTCGCTCCGCTGTCAGGACCGAGGATCTGATTGGGACCGTACTGCTTGGCGAACCCCCGGAACGGATCCCACACCGGTTTGATGAAGACGACGTTCGCCGCGAACAGCATCCACGCCGCGTCGATCAGTCTGGTGAGTGTGTCGCCCACCGTCCAGTAGTAACGCAGCAGATCCTCGCCGACGTCAGCCCCGAAGATGTCGGCGTCGTCGGTCGTCACCGCGTTCACGTGCCAGGTCATCGGCTGCGCGACCGTCAGCGAAATCATGGTCAGGATCGCCCCGCGCATGCGGTTGATCCAAATCTGATCACGCTGGTCCATCGGCGTATTGTCGTGCTCCTCGACCAGGTCCTTGGTGTGGTCGTCCCAGACCAGATCCTGATGACCTCGAGCCCAGGCCAGGCGCTCCGCCGCTCTCGCTTCCCAGTGGTACCGGCGCATCTTGCCGGCGCGGTACTGGCCGTTGCCGAACGCGAGGAGCTCGGCGTCGTCCATGTTCGCCGGGTCGGTCCAGTCCAGCTCATAAACCGGGGGAATCGGCGCTTCGCTTCGCCCACGCACCACCCGTTCGTCGATACCGGACTCTTGGTGCAGCATGACCTACCCCCAAAAAACGAGGCGCTGAGGAACCAGTCCCCAGCGCCTCTGCACAGACGCTTGAAGGGTGCAGCCTTGACGGCGGGGGTCCGAGATCCGCCGCCCAGCGTCCGCCGCGCGTTAGCTACGGAAGCTCGTCAATCTCCCAGATGCACTCAAAGCCGCCGCCCTCGACTGGTACACAATTCCAGTCTGGCGGCATCTGCCACGTGCAGGTCGCCCCGGTGAACAGGGCTACCGCCACAATGGCAACACAAACCTTCAGGATCCTCATGGGTTGCCTCCACCTGGCCCCAGCTGATTCTCGATCACCAACTCGAGCCGGCCGCGGGTCTCGTCCCAACTCCTCGTCAGGTCGCTTACCCGGTTGCTCAACTCCTTCAAGGCGAGCTCGTTCCTGGCCAGGTCGCCGCGGATCACCGCGCGGTCCTCCTTGTACAAGCAGGACTCCTTGACCTGGCCCTTCACGTCGTCGCGCGTGAGCCCGCCGCCGTTGCTCTTATTGCCTACGATCGTGCCTCCGGAACCGATCGCGCCCCCCATCAGCAGGACTACCACGATTTTCGCCCAGTCACCGCCGGCCCAGCCGCTGAAAGCTCGGGGGCCGCTCGTCTCCGATTTTGACACGGTTGCTCTCCTTCACTAAGCCGCTGCCCTCATCCTCGTCTGCCTCAACACATGGTTCACCCTCTCCCCGATCTGCTGGTCCCACATCGCGAAAAACGCGACCTGGTTGTCGCCGAACGAGCCCGCCGCGTTGCCGAGACGAACCGTCAGAGTATTGGCGTCGTTGTCCCCCACCGTCGAGTCGGTGTCCACGTGGCGCCCGTCCAGGAACAGCCGAGTGCCGGCGTCACCCCAATCCGCAATGTACAGGTGCCACTCGCCGGCCGTGACGCTCGCATTGACCGACTTGTTACCCACAACCTTCAGGTTTCGCACGAACTGAACCGTCACATCGTTGATCGTGTACCCCAGGACGGTATACGCCACGCTGCTCTCGCCGAACACGAAGTTGTTGCCGGCGAACGTCAACGGCTTGAACAGACACGCGATGGTCCCGAAGCTGTGGCTCTCCGCGACGGCCTCGGTTGCGATGTTACAGTCAGCGTCACTCAGCTCGACGTATCGCCCGCCCTCGTTCGCTGACCAGGGATCCACCTGCGTGATGGTCTTCATGGTGGCGCCGGTGTCGGGGGCCCAATGCCACACGCGATTCGTGTCGCCGCTCCGCCAGTCGAACACGACGTAAGCGGACAGCCACGGGCGCAGGATCCTGGGGATGTGCATCGCCGGCGTGCGGCGCGTGATTAGCCTGGGTCGCATACGCAGCTCCTACCGCAGCAGCCGGTAGCTCAGCGTGATGACCATGTCAGTCGTCGACCCGATCGACATGATCCCGAGACAGAAACCGCTCCCCGCGAGCTCCGCGAACACCATGAACGTGTTCTTCTTGTCACCCCCGCTGGTGGCCACGACGAACGTGTCCAGCGCGTCCGAGCTCCGGTCGTCCGTGTCGCCGTCCGGGCAGCTGTAGACATAGAACTGGGTGTCGTCGGTGTCGCTGCTGGTGATGGAGTACTTGCATTCCGCCGCGTAGGCGTTGCGGTTGCGGGCGGGGGAGCCGATCAGACGAATGCCGCTCGAGTACTCGAGCGTCCCGTAGGCGTTGGCGTTCCAGAGGACCTTCCAATCCTGGGCGACGGCATACGCGAATGAGTCCATGACAGAGCTCCTTCCGCGCACGAAAAAACGGCGCGGCTCATCACCGACGCGCCGTCTGCACCCGGACCGCCGAGGTTATCCCTTCTTGCGTGTTTTCTTTCGTGAGGCTTTGAGCACGCGCTGGGCGAGCAGATACATGCTGCGACGCTCCAGGCTTGCTGCCACACGCGGACCCGCTGCGTCCTCCCGAAGTATCGCCAGAGCGACCTTGCCGCGATCGACTTCGATTCGCTCGTCGAGCCGTATGGTACCAGCTACCAACAGCCGCACAAGCTCAATTCCGTCCTTCACCTCCCCCTTCGCCGCGTCGAACGCCTCGAGGTGCTTCCTGGCACTCTTATCGGGCTTCCCGCTGGGTCGCTTGATCGCTTTGTGGCCCTGGATCGACAGGTTCATCTTGTTGAGGCTCTGAATGACCAGGCCCCAGCTGCGATCGGCCACTGTTCCATCATAGAGCTCGGCGAAGCGACCGGGTACCCACGCGTCCCGAGCGTCCGGATCCTGCTCCCAGCCTGATTTCTCGTGCATCTTCACGCCCAGGCTGGCAACGGTCTCGTCCCTGCCGACCGGATCCTCGATGTACTCCTCGCGGTAGACGTACACCAGGCCTTTCAGATCGTAAGTGACAACCGCATAGCGCAGAGCGTCCGGGCAGTGGTCGTCCGTCTTGAGGATCTCGTCCGGCTTGTCCGGGTCGTACCGGTAGGCGAGCATCTCGCGGACCGTGTTCGGACACTTCGGCGAGACCAGGAGGGCGGGATCCCCAGGCACGTGCGCGATCCACAAGCACACGAACGGGCTCTCCGTCTGGCCCCAGTCGATCGCCCGGTATCGCTCGGCCGTCGTCGGGATGTCGATGTCTCCGACGTGCTGGAACCGGTGGAACGCCCCGTAGATCCTCCCCGCCGCGTACTCGAACGCCTCCTCCGGCGTGTTCGGGTGCTCTCGCTTCGTGGCCTTGGGCCCGCCCGCTTTCGTTAGCAGCTTGTCCTGCTCCGCGTACCAGGCGTCGTCGCGTCCCGCCCGACAACGCCACGACAAAAACACAGCCTTGAACCCGCTGGGCCCCGTCCCGCTCTGGGCGAGCAAGTTGTTCTCACTGTCCCTTACTTCGTCTATCTTCTCCAGCTTCTCACCGAACTCCCCGTAGGTTTCGACCCATGTGTCGTGAAACCGCCCCCCCGGGCCCGACGCCGTCGACAGCCCGATCAGCTGCCCGCGGCGGGCCTCCTTCCCCGACAGCATCGGGATCAAAGCCTGCATGGTCTCGTCAAGCCCCTCGACATAATCCGCCTCGTCGATGATGACGATGTCGCCCGTCAACGACCGGCCCGCCTTGGCCGACCCGACCAGGGCCAGGATCTCCCCCTCGTTCTCGTCAGCCTTGAACTCGAGCTGCTGCTTGTTGTCGGTTGTGATCTCCTTCCGGAAGACGCGTGGCAACCGGTTGCGCATGAACCGGATCCGGTAAATGAACGCCTCCGCGTACTTCCGCTCCTGAAACAACACCGAGACCGTCATCAGGTTGTGATATGTGATCCGCCAGAGCACGTACGCCGCGATCAGCCAGGTGATCCCCAGCTGCCGGCCCTTCAGCAGCCAGAGCCACGTGTACGCGACCAGGTCGCCGGCGATGATCTCCTGGCCCACGAACCAGACGAACGGCAGGATCTCGAGCGTGTCCTTGTCCTGGATCTTGCAGTGCCGCTCACAGAACCGCCGAAACCCCGCCACCCCCATGTACGGGCTGCACGCCTTGTATTCTTGACGCTCGTCGTCTGTGAATACTCGGGCCCGTCGGTGCAGATACTCCCGATCGGCTCGGCTCAGCTTGGGCACTCGACACTACCCCTTGTCGCCAGTCTGAGCGCTGGTCGGCGGCGGGCCGCTCTCCGCAGCGAGCTCCCGGTTGAGCTGCTCCACGCTTCCGGTCTGGCCCTGAGCCCGGTCCAGCGTCGCCCGGAACTGCTCGTAGGTCGCGACCGCGGACGCCTGCAACGCCGCCTTCACGATCTCGACGTCCTGCTCCCGCCGGCGAAGCATCTGGTTCGTGAGATTGCTCAGGGCCCGCAGACCCTGGGATTGGTGTTTGGGGATGTTGCTGGTGAGCAGACGCAGCGTAGCGGCCTGTGCAGCCGCCAGGGTGGCCCGTAGCTCCGCGAATGAGCGATCGAAGTGCTCTGATACCCTGAAATCCGTTAGAACGGCTCTAGCGGCTTTTCGGAGGGGAGTCTCGGTGTCGGCGCCCCAGCTGTCAGACAGTGCCTGGAGGTTCGTCAGGGCCTCGCTCTCGTCGGCTTCGACCTGGGCCAGGCGGTTCTGAACCCGCTTGTCCAGGTCCTCCGCCTTCTCGACGGGCGTGCGGACCCTCTTCTTATTCGTGCGCCCCTTCTTGGCGCTCCCCTTCTTGGTCGTTTTTTTCTTGCTCATCCGTGAGCCGCTTGAATTCCTCGGCCACCGCGGGCGGCAGTGGCCCGAAACGACACAGGAGCGTAGGACACTCGAGGAACGTCCCCTCTCGCCCCTTCTCCTCGTCCCATCTCTGCACCTTGTTCCACGCCATCGCCGTGCGTGTCTTCACCTCCACAAACGCCTTGAGGTCGTGGCTCGTAATGATGTGCCCCACCGGCTTGGGATCGGCCTTTTCCCACTCGTGGAGCGGGCAAACGATCACCGTGGGGAACGGTATCGCCCTCCCTGTCGACAGCCCGTAGTCGGCCGCACACGTGAAGTCCCACCCCTTCCGCTTGATCTCAATGCGCCCGCTGATCTCAAGGTCCCAATCCTGGAACCCGTCCATCTGCTTCACGCTGGGCCGCTGCTTCCGGGGGCCGATTTTCACAGTCCACCCCTGCGAACGCAGCCACCCCGCCATCGCGTCGACGTGCGGGTAGCTTTTCTTGAGGTCGTCCGCGAAGGTCGGGTCGTTCGCCTCGAGTGTTGCGAGTCTGAGCTGGTCCATGAGCCGGGTCTCCATGTGGGGCTGGACGGACCCCAGGGCCCCATGTAGTAGCATCCGCGCCCGCTGTCAACTACAATCGCGACGTCCATGAATCCCGATCCCCTTTTGGAGCTCGAGCATGAAACTCTACCCCACCCCCCTTCTGAATGAGCACGGACACCGGTGCTACGTCGACATAGACGACATTGTCGAAGTCGCCGAGCACCCGAGCGTCACCCCGAAAGGCCACCGCATTGTCAGCATCACCTGGATGCGGGGGCAGACGGCCTTCACCAAGAACCTCCAGATGCGCGAGGGCCATGACCTCGACACGTTCTGCCAGGCCCTCAACGAGCACCACCAGAAACGCGAGGCCAGCCTGGCGGCTGCGCTCACCAAGGGCACGAAGCAGCTCGACGCCATGGCCCAGGTGATCCTTGACACCGTCGTCAAGAAACTCACGCCACAATGGCAGAAGCAGATCACGGCTCACCAGGAGAAGCTTCCGGAGCTGGTCGACGAATTGCTCCCGGCTGCGATGCAGAAGGTACTGGCCGAGCAGGACGCGACCGAGGCCGTCGCCGCTGGCGCGTCGGCTGCCGGCCGCTAAGCTGCGATCGGGTGGTCCGTCCACCCGAGACCTTCCCCGTCCTCGATGGTGGGCGACCCGTTGACGGTCATGTCGTAACCGGTGCCGGCCAGGTTGTACTCCGTGCTCGCGTTGCGTGAGACGGACGGCCAGCAGGCTACGAGACTCTCGGGCCGAACCCGCCAGGGCACCATCGCCGCGCGAGTCGGCGTCGTTCCCAGCTGACCCGACAGGCCCGCGATCTCGTCCGCGTTCAGGGCCGCACTCCAGATCGCCACCACGCCAATGGTTCCCGTGTACCCGAGCGTCGCGCTGAAGCTCCGCCCGATGTACGTCGTGCCGCTATCGACGTTCGGGTTGCAGCTGGTCGTTTGCGTGTTTCGCAGCAGTCCGCCCGCGTACAACTTGTGGCTTGTCGTGCTCTCCGACACGCCGGCGATCGTGTTCCACGTCGGCGGTAGGCTGGCCGTGTTCCAGATCGCCGCGAAGCTCGAAAGAAATGACGCCTTGCCCATGTACCGCCACGTCACGCTGGTGTCGGCGAGCTTGCTGGCTCGTAGCATGAAGTACGCGTTGCTGCTCTTGACCTCGCCGAAGAAGTCCCAGGTTCCTGTGGCACTCGGCGCCTTCAGGTTCACGTAGATCGTGATGGGCACCTGCTGCACCGGGATCCCCGCGTGCGACAGGTAGTCCGCCGTCCTGGTGTAACCTCGAGCCAATGCCTTACGCCCAATAGAGCCGCGGTTCGATCATCGTCACCACTTCATCGGGCGCCGTCGTGCCGTTGGTGATCTCGAGGTTCATCAGGCACAGCTCGCCGGCGACCGGCGTGTCCTGGTCGAGCGTGAAAATCAGCGTCCGGACCTCGTCGTCGTCGCCCGTCGTCCACTGCGCCGTGGTCAGCTGCTCCTCGCTGTTGAGGCTGACGCTGCTGGGGTCTCCGCTGCCGAAGGATACCCACTTCGGCCGCGCCTTGATGGTTCCGCCGTTGACCGCCGCCGTGATGAACCAGACCCGCATCTTGAAGCTGCCCGGCGGGATGACCTGCGGAAACTCCCATATGTAGCTGACCGTGACCGTTCCCGACAGGTTCGCCTCGATCCCCAGACCGCAGAAGTGCTTGAAGTTCGCCCCCGCGCAGGTATGCACGTTGAGGAACAGCGAGCTCGGGCTCTGAATGAAGGTGCTTACCAGCTTCATCTGCGGCTGCGTAGCCGTCACCCAGGACCCCGCCCCGTCAAGGACCTTCTTGGAGTCGTTCGGGAGTTTCGGGCACAGGCCGTGTGCGGACGTGCTGACGTCAAGGTCGGTGTTGTCGTCCGGCGTCTCGAGGTGTTGTCGTCCGGCGTCTCGAGGTCGTCCAGCTTCAGCTGGTCAGGACCCGCCGGCCCGTGAGTACTCGCGTGCGACTTGGCGTGATGGTCGTCGGTGCCCACCCCCGTCAGGTTCGAGTGCGCCCTGGTCCCCAGGTTCGCGAGCGAAAAGTTCGCTTCGACCGCGTCGACGTCGATCTCGTTGTTGCCGGCGTCCAGCGCTACGCTGATCTTCGACGAGGCCGCGTTGACCCCGCGGAATTCCAGGTCAACACCCGTCTTCTGCTTGAAGACGCCCACCCCGCCGACGTTGACGTTGCTGGCCGTGTTGGCTTCGCCGCCCCCTCCGCCTGGTGGCACGGACCAGGCCGGCGGATTGCCCCCGTTCAGAAACTGCGTCGCGTCGTTCGGAGACTTCGGGCACAGTTGTCGTCCGGCGTCTCGAGGTCGTCCAGCTTCAGCTGGTCAGGACCCGCCGGCCCGTGAGTACTCGCGTGCGACTTGGCGTGATGGTCGTCGGTGCCCACCCCCGTCAGGTTCGAGTGCGCCCTGGTCCCCAGGTTCGCGAGGGACATGCTGCCCTCGTGCTGCGTCACGTTCGAGGCTGCCACGCAAGCATCGGGTAGTGTGCCGTGTCCCCCGCCGCCCAGAACCTGCGAGGCCTGCACGATCCCCGTGAAAGCGTCGTTCTTCGGCTTGATGTAGTCCGTGAGACCGATCGGCATGGCCTACTCCGTCCGAAGATTGAAGTCCCCCGGGCCCAGCGGATTCGTGCTCACGAAGATGTTGTAATCTTCGGTGAAGCCCGCGTCGTTCGTGATCGCCAGGACCGACGGACTCTGGAACGAGGCCTCGAACCCCGTGTCGTCGTCGTAGAACGTCGGAGTGCCGAGCCTGGTGGGGATCGCAATCACGTAGTGCTCGGACGCCAGGAGCGTCACCGTGGGCCAGGTCTGCGTGTGGTCGTTCGTCGCGTCAATCCATGGATCCGTGAGGCCCGTCTCGATGTCAGACTCCGTGTAGGTCGCCGGATCCGACTTCGTGTTGCCCCCGCCCCGGAGGTAGTTCTGCGCGGTGCCGCTGGTCAGCAGCTGGAAATCATTCGTCCCGTTCGCCAGGCCGGTGTCCGTGCTGGTGATGCACTCGAAGCTCTCGCTGTAGCCGGCGGAGTTCGTGACCCCCGTCACGCCCGTCTGCACGCTCGGCGCCACCGTCGTGCGCGTGGCGTTGAACGAGGCCGTCACGTAGCCATTGCCGCTGTCCCGGCGGACCTGGCTGATCGAGGACAGCCGATCGGCGTGGGCGAAGACCAGGTAGTTCGCCGTCGTCGGGATGTTGCTGATCGTCTGGCTGCGCGACTCGTTCGGTCCGCCCACCTCCGTGAGCGCCTCGAGCGAGGCCTCCGTCTGATTCCCCTGGGTCAGCGTGCTGTTGCCGTACCGCATCGTGTTGTTGAACGTGACCGTCTCGGTGTCTGTGCTGGCGTCGGCCGACTGCGACAGCGTGAACGTGATCGTGCTGCCCGTGGCCGACGGATAGTCCACCGCCTCCGTGTTGGTTTCCGGGCCCTCGACCGGCGTCATCTGAAGGTTCGCCGCCCAGGCGGTCGCGGATCCACTCATGGCCACCTCGGCCGTCATCCCCGCGGGGGCGTTGCTGTAGGTCGCCGTGAAGCTGATCGCACCGATCGCCTTCCACTCGCCGCTGCCGATCAGCTGACTGGTGTCGGAAATCCCGTCACTGAATGAGTCGATCGAGAACGTGAACTCGTCGCCGTCGGTCACGTTGCCAGGCACGAACTCGCTGCCGTTCCACTTGGGCACCTCGTTGAGCTCGGGCGGATCCGTGGTCATGTCCGCGTCGGTCAGGTCGTCCATGGCGTGAGCGTGGGCTGCCGGCGCCGCCGCCCCGCTGGCCAGGTCCACCGCGCTGCCGGCGGTGTTGTCCCGCCGATCCGATATGTCAGGCTGCGAGCTGCTCATGCCTCGTCGTAGTACTCCAGGCCCATCTCGAGGCCCCAGTGGATGTCATCAGCGTCCGGGTTGGTCCAGGTCGATCGGAAGCTCTGCCCGGGATTCAGGGCCCAGGCCTTCCGCCACTCCGGGTGCCAGCGCAGGTGTACGTCGGTCCCCACGCCCGTGGAGGCTTGAGACCAAAGCTCGACGTTGTACGCCGGCTCGTCGTTGTCGACGATCAGAAGGAACTCCGCGGTGTCGGTCCCGCTCCCCTGGATCCGCGTGAAGTGCACACGCAGGAAGCAGGGAACGAACTGGAGCTGCGGAAACTTGGCGACCTTGTGCTTGGCCAGGTTTGCTTTGAAGTCGATGTTGCCGAGACCCTGATCGCGGACAACCTCCATGGCGCCGGCCCTCCTACGCGAAGGTCCTCGTTCCGCCGATTGGATACTGCGGCTCGTAGCGCCCCAGGCTCCTGATCGGGTTCGTGAACGTGATGTTGTGGCCCCGGCGCAGATCCACCTGGCCGTTGCCGTACATGCTCAGGTTCGTGAGCGTCTTCGCCATGTCGAACTTCGAACTCACGAAGTAACCGCCCGCCACGTGGCCCATGGCGATCGTCCCGTCGCCGGCCCACTCGAGCTGGCCACCCGTCTGCTGGAACAGCGCCAGGGCCGCGGTGTAGGTCGTGTCCTCGTCAGCGTTGAGCCCCAGGTAGAACAGCCCGCCGCCGAGAACCAGGTCGTCGACGGAAACCGCGTCGTAGAGCGTGCCGCCCATCTGCACGATCTTCGTGTTGTTGGTCGTGAGGTCGACGTTCTCCTCGACGCTCAGAACGGCCTTGTGCAGGTCGTCGTCCGAATCGTCCTCCGAGCCCAGGAAGAAGACGGAGCCCGCCGGCTGCTCGACGGTCCCGGTGACCCGCACCCGGCCGGCCAGGACGTTCAGCCTGGTGATCGGGCACTGGTGCAGAACCAGGGCGTCATCGGCCTGATTCTCCATGTTGGCCACCGCCTCGGTGATGGTCCCCTTGAAATAACTCTCCAGCGGGGCGCCAGTGACGGTGAGTTTAGTGATGTCGCACTGAAAGGGGGTGCTGGTGCCGGTCCCGATCTTCTTGCCGTTGAAGCCGGGTCCGATGTCGACCTGGCTGAAGGTCTTGGCACTCTGATCGAGGCCGCTGTCAATGCTGCGTTGCGTCAGGTGGTTGACGCACCAGGCCTCGCCGTTGAGCGGGACAACGCCTGTGTCGAAGTTGCCCGCGGTCCCGAAGTCCCCGTCGATCGACCCTACGAACGTGTGCGGACCGGCCATGTGAGGATCCTCCATCCTCGGGCCGGGCCCCAAGGTTCTGCGAGTCCGGTACCATCATCGTCTATCGGCGTCGGAAAGTCTACCCACCCTCGCAGCCCTGCCCCACCAGGTAGGGCACAATCACCAGGGCAGCCAGAAACCCCACGAAAAGCACCCAGCAGACCACCATGCCCGCGTCGCGCTCGCGGACGCTGTTACAGCCGTGGGCGTCCTCCGGATCGAAAGAGTCGCTCATGTCGCACACCTCCAGATGATGATTCCCCACAAGCCGATACTCGCCAGGACGATCACGATCCACACCAGCAGCTTGACCCAGGGCCGTGCCGGCTTCGCGAACGTGCGTAGCCGACACTCCTGCTCCGCTGGCGTCGGCGCTGGGGCCTCCTCCCGCTTTACCGTGTACGGCTTCGACGTCTCGAACTGGGCCCGCAGCTGGGGGTGGAGTGCCTCCGCGAGCTCGCGGACCTCGTCCTCGAGGTCGGCGTCGTGGGCGATCCAGTCCTGCTTGTTGATCCCGTAACGGGGTTTCGGGCCGTCGTCACGCTGTAAGGGGTTGTCGTCCAATGCCATCAGCAAATCCTCGACAAGTCGTACTGGGCCAGCCGATCTGAAGTTGCCAGACCTCGGTCACTACTCCGCCTCCGGGATCTCGGGCGTCTCGAGCCATCGCCGTTCGTCCAGGTGCAACACGCCGTTGCCCCAGGCCTTGAACCAGAACGGGACGCGGTTCCGCTCGCTGTTGTTGCGGATCAGCCTGGCCCAGTCCCCCTCCATGGGGCGCCCGGGCGCCGCTCCGCACCGCTCCGCACCGACGATCACCCAGGACGGCAGCGGATCCGCCGCTGGCCCCGGCAGGTTCTTGATCTGCCCCACCAACGGCTCGAAGCACAGGACCGTCAGCCACCGCGGACCCGCACGATACCCCATGATCTTTCGCATGTGCGGCATCCTCTCCTTGGCCCGTTCCGCGTCCTCGATCGACGTCCCCAGAATCACATTGGGAACGACCGGTTTATCCGCGATGTACCGGCTCATAATCTCCGGCCGCTTCGTCAGCACCACGAAAGCGTGATGGGGCGTGCGCCGCATCGTGTCGAAGACCCGATCGCGAAACCCGTCAGGGACGTCCTTGTGAAACAGATCGTTCCAGACCGCGAAGACCTGGGGTTTCTGCTTCCGGTAGGGCTTGCCGAGCTGCTCGCTGTCTATCCGGATCCCGCCGCGCCACTTGCCCCTGCGGGTCGTCAGACCCACGTGTCGGTCCGAGACAGCCCGGTTCGGGTTACGGGCCCGCACGTGCGTCAGGCGTTCAGCCCAGCAGTGATCGCACCCTGGCGAAACCGCCGAGCAGCCGTGAATCAGCGACCAGGCCTCCGACCACCACATCCCCATCTTCCGCCGGCTCTCGGGAAGCATGTCGTAGAGTTTCGGCATTCGTGAATCTCCTTTACGGTGGGGACGTGGGCCCCAGTGGATCCGGCCGGCGAACCTCCGGCTTCGCCTGGCGGAAGGGCAGCCGCGGGCCCGTCCCTTTCGGCTCGACGCGGCTGTTGACTCCGTGGTGCTCAAAGAGCTGCTGCAGGACCCACGCCCGGAACGAGACCGGATCCAGATCGAGGACGTCGATCTTGCCCAGCTGCTCGTCTGCGTCCAGGCCTTCCACGAAGTAGCGTCCGCGCTGATAGTACACCTGGTTCCTCTCGAAGCGTCCCCGGGTCCTGGGTGTGCGTCCTTTCATCGTGAAGGCCCAGGACCCGGGGGGCGATAGGAGTCTACGTCGGTACCACCGGTGGCGCCGCGCCCGGCGCCGTCGGTGCCGCCGCTGGTGGCGGATCCGGGTTCGTCGCCGCGATCTCCGCCGCTATGCCCTCGGACACCGTCGGCTCGTTGGGCTGCTCTGGCCCTGCTTCCGGTGCCGTCGGCGGAATCCCCGGCGGGGGCGTCGGTGGAAGTGGCGCCGCCAGATCGCTTGGCGTCTCCGTCTTCGGTACCAAAAGCTCGGGCTGGTTCGGGGCCATCAGGTCGTGCTGGCTCGCCGGCTGCGCATGACGGACCTGGTCGACGTCCGCAGATCCCAGTGGCAAGCGGATCGCGATCGTCTTGGTCGCGAGCCCCTCGCGCAGTCCGCCCTCGGGCTGCGCGACCCGGCCCACAATGAAGGACAGGTCACTGCGCCGCAGCTCGCCGGCGGTGTCGTTTCGCCTGTCGTATACAACCGTGGCGACCACGATCGTGGTGCTGTAGACCGTTACGCCAGGGAGAACGCCCAGGCGTGTTTCGCCGCGCACTGCTCGCAGTACGCCCTCGAACAGGTCCTGCTCGTCCCAGAATTCCTCCGGCTGGTCGCCACCCATCCCCGGCGGTACCAGAAACAGGTACCGCTCCACGTTGCCGGGCTTCGGCGGGACGTCCGCCGCGTTGAAGTAGAGACGCAAGTCGCCCGGGATGCCCGCGCCTCTTGGTTTGTCGAGCCACAACAATGGTGGCGGTGTCTGTTCTCTCATGAGTCTCTCCTGTCTACGTGTCACACGATCGTAATGAAGGGATCTCCGTACCCTTCCCATTCGCTCTCATCAGGCGGCTCGAACGCCCGGGCCACCGCCTGCAGCCGCTCCTGGCGCTCGGCTGGGGCCCGCTCTAGACACTGCTCGACCGTGGCCTTGCGCCAGAGCATGTGGGTCGTCACCCCGTGGAAAAAGAAGAACCGCCGCCGGTGCCGCGTCCAGTTTGCGTCATCGACCACTATCCGCCTGTACCGATGCAGCAGCGTCTTCGCGAACATATGGGCCAGCTCGATGATCCAGGGCTCGAGCTGCTCGATGTACTCCTGGCCGTGAAAGCAGTGCCGCAGGTGATCCATGTGGATCGTCGGGACGCTCGTCCAGTTCCTGCACCAGGTCGTCTTCCCGCTCGAGGGAAGGCCGAGCATCAGGAATAGCACCCGCTCGTGCGGCGGGTGCCCGATCGGGGCGTTGTGGTTCGGCATCAGGTCGGAACTCCGCGGTAGATGTGCCAGCCGCCGCCGAGCAGCTTCTGAAGCGCCTCGCTCACCTCCGCGAGCGTCTGCTCTTGGGCGAGCTCGATCATTTCCTGGACGGGATCCAGGGCAAACCGGACGTTGCCGCCGTCGTCGAACTCCAGCGTCAGAACCCCCTGCACCTCCTTCGGGTGCCCGCGAAAGTCGCGGTACACGTCCACGCGGAATGTCAGGAACTCCGGCACCGCCGTGTCGCCGAAAGCTGCTTTCTGGGCCACGCGGGCGCCCATCTCGTCCGCCCCCTGGGCCAGAACGGCCTCCGCGGTCTTCGCGGTCGACACGTTCAGCGACATGATGGTCGTGAGGACCTCGGGCTCGAGGGCGTCCCGCAGCTCGACGCGCAGCTGTCGGGTGAACGCCTTGTGCCCGTAGGCCTTGCCGCTCCAGGTGAACAGCGACTGCCAGTGACACGTGGTCCGCAGCCGGAAACCCAGACACTCACGCCGTCGGTAGTCGAGTTCGTCGTCCAGCACCGCCGTCAGCCCGTCCTCCTCGAGGTAGATACTCGTGTGCTCCTTGGATCCCCATCGCTTGATTGCCTCCGCGAAACTCTCGAGGTTCGAGAACCGCGCCGACCGCGGAGCCGTGGGCTCATCCAACACGGCATACGTGCCGTCGGCGTTGCGCAGGAGATAGTGCGAACACCAGCCGCGCACCTCGACGCGGGGTTCCTGGGCCTTCTCCACCAGTTTGGCGATCTTGTCGATCGCTTCGCCGCTCAGTTCCATCTGCCACCGTCCTTTCATCAGTCTGTCCTGGCTCTTCCAGAACTCGCTCACACGTCCACCAGTCCGATCCGCCACCAGCGGCGCCGGTACCGTTCCGTCACTCCTACCCAGTGTGCTATTGCCCGTCCGACTCCGTAGGGTCCGCCTTCCGGGCCAGCTCATCGTCGATCGTGCTCTGGTGCGCGTCATCCGTGGAGAGGTCGTCCCAACGGACCTCCGCCGTCCCGTGCGCCCGGCCGGCGAGTACTCGCGTCCGGTGCTTCGGGATGGACTTCTCCACCGTGCCCTGGAAGTTCACCGACGCCAGCAGGCCCCCGTCGGTGTCGGGCACCGGTACGAACGTCAGCGTCACGACCACCTTCCGAAGCTTCAGCAGAGCCGGGCGGTCCTGCATGTCCGCGAGGACCTCCTGGAGCGACTGCTCGAACTTCGCGTTGAGCGCCCCGCTCTGCACGTTCTTCAGATCGTCAAGGCTCTTTAGTGTCTGTCGCATTGGCTCCGTCCTTTCGTTGCTCGAGTACTCGGTCACACGCCTGCACGAGCTCGCCGATCGTGCATTCGACTATTTTCCCAGGCGGACGGTAGAGGAGGACCCGATCGACACGCTGGTCGATCACCATCAGCAGGCCCTCTACGTCCACGCTGATCCGCATCAGACCGCACTCCATTGGTACGTGGTCAGCCGGCTCGAACCGGTGCCGCTGTACACACGTGTGATGTAGCCCCGGAACCGCCCAGCTCGCAGCACCGACTTGAGCCGGTGCTCGTTGTGCTTCGCCGGGATGTTGGCCCGAATGTCCTTGTACGTGCTGGGCCCCGCCTCCAGCAGGTACCGCCGGACGTCGTTCCAGCACTGCGTGAAGCCGTTGTTGTCAGCGGGGCGTCGGGGCATCACCTGCTTCCCATTAAGAGCCGTCGGGTAATAGCCGGCCGACACCACACGTTATCACTCTGTCTCATCTCCGACCGCCGCTAGGTCTGGATAATCGAATGCAACGTAACTTATCATTCTCGGACGTTGTCCCGGGTCCGGGACGCTACAGCTTCACCCCGTCAGGGGGCGGATCCACCTTCGTCGACTGCGGGTCGTACCCGTGCTTGTAGCACGACACGCCGCCGGCGAGCTCCTTCAGATCCATCCCGAGCCACATGATTGCTTCCTGGATCTTCGTCGCCGCCAGCGACCGCATTGCTTCCTGGATCTTCGCCAGCGACCGCTCACGGCTCTTGTGGTCCATCGCCTTCAACTTCTGAAGCGTCGTGTCGAGCCACTGCCGCAGCTGCTTGTCCTCGATGATCGCCGCGTCGATTTCCTGTTGTCTGTCACCCATTCTGTTCAGTCTCCTTTCTTGCACTATGTGTCGCTCCTCGCTATCCGGTCGGAACGAGCGTCCGGTAGAAAAAGTCCGGCTCGTAGTCCGGTTCGCCTGCCTTGCCCAGCTCGTGTGGGATCCAGATGTCCTGGCCCACGCACCCGGGTAATCCCTCGGTCGTGAACGTGATCGCCTCGTCCAAAGGGATCCTTGCCACGTCCGTGCCCCACATCCATGGCCGGTTGACGGCCGGCGAGGCGTAGCTCGGCAGCTCCCAGGGCTCACGGATCCCGTAGGTACACGCCTCACACGTCGTCACCGCAAGCTTGTCGCTGGTTGTGTGGTGCTTCGTTGGGTCCGACCACCACCGGCCAGGACGCGCCAGCATGACCTGGTTCTCCTCGTCAACACCCTCGGCCATCGCCCCTTCAACGCGCTCCCGGTCGTTGCCCTCTAGCGGGGTCTGCTCAAAAACCTCCATGAACTTGCCGTAGATTTCGACGTTGATGCAGGGCTGGCCCCCGAAGTGGAGAGCCAGGGTCTTGGCCCACGCGAGTACACTGGTCCAGTGGGTCGCGTCGAACGGGCAGCACGTACGCGCCGGGGACGATCGAGCATTCACCGACCCAGCCCAGGACACGTAAGCGTTGCAGCCTATGAACAGACGCTTGTTCCGCTCCTTCACTATCTGGACCAGGTCGAGCACCAGCGGGTTATTCATCATCTCGCGCGACTCCTTCGGGTGCGGTAGGTACACGATCAGTCCGGTCAAGTACTCCCAATAAGGCGTCTGCGCGAGCGCGGCGACCCGCCGGTATTCGTTCGCGATCTGGTTGGCGTACCCGGTGATGTACAGATGCACGTATCGCTGCATGTCTTGCTCTCCGTAGCAGTTGTCACTCCCTTCAGAACCACCACCAGAGGATCCGCCGGCCGCGCACGAACTGACGCAGCGGCGGCGGACGCCTCACGAAACGCTCCACTGCCTTGAACAGAAACGCCTGCATACGCTCGATCGCCTTCCGGTCGAACTCAGGGGGCCACATGGGGAGCTCCGTCTGCTCGACGGGCAGCCCCATCACCAGGCCCTGCTCGCCGGGAAGTTTCTCGCGCGGGCCTGGCGGGCCCGCCCGACCACACGGGCACAGCCTCGGGACGACCAAGCAGCCCCGCATCCAGGGGATAAGATGCACCCGCACGCCGTAGCACATGAACTCACGCGGGTGGATGTAGTCCCGCCACCGGTCCGGTGCGTTGAAGGCCGTGTAGCCGCACTTCTTCAGATCCTCCTCGTCGTTCAGCAGACTCCGGTACACCTCCATCCCGAGGAGGATGTGTCCCGGCGTCTCCCCGATCTCGCCCAGGTGCTCGAGCTGCTCGACTACCTGGGCCAGCGCCTCCTCGGGCTTGATAACGACCTCGAGGAACCCCACATCAGCCCGCCGCGGCATCGCGGGCTGGTATAGATCCCGCAACGTCATCTTGAGCGGGAGCGCCTGCCGGATCCGAACCTCGTCTGACGGGGGCCGGCCCATCAGCCCGCCTTCTTCTTCGCGCTCTTGCGGTACTTGTCGAGCTTCGCGTCAACCGCGACGTGCGGAAGGGGTTTCGGCGTCGTCCCAGGCGGCGCCGGCTTCTTCTTCGGCGGCGGTCTGCGTGTCGGTTTCTTCTTCGGCCTGGCCTTGGGCTTCGCCGGCGCCTGCACCGCGAAAAGCTTCTTCACTTCATCAGCCGCGGTCCGCAACATACGGGCGAAGGCCTCGGCGTCGCGGGCGTTATTGATCTCGCAGTACTCGAGGTCCGGGTGTACGGCCCGCGTCTTCCGATACTGATCCGGCTCTTGGATCTCGAGCCGCACCATGCACCCGATCAGCGGCGGGGGCGCCTGCACCGTCACGTCAACCGTGGGTTTCCCCATCGTGAAGTTCAGCTGCGTCGCCTTCGTTGTTGGCATTCGTTTGCTCCTTGGGGTCAGAACCTTGCTGAAAATCGCCAGGCAGCCCAGCTGCTGCCCGAGCTCCTCGTCCGGCATGAAATCAAGGCCGTTCACGCATACGGCCATCAGTCCGCGATTAGCGTTTCAGGGCCCCAGGCCCAGCCCGGTGCCGCTTGGCGCGTGAGGACGTCCGTGTCCGTGCCGAAGTCGTCCGGCGTGTACTCGTTGCTGGGGATCGACTCCCCGATCAGCCCGATGAACTGCAACGCCGCCGCCACACCCTCGCTGCAAAACAGGCTCGACAGGTCCGGCGTGTTCTTGCCGAACGGGCCGTCCCAGGCTGCCTTGGCCAGCTCGATCAGGCTCTCCTCGTAGGGCCGGCCGCGCACCATCGTGCGGAACCGGGCCAGCTCCGCCTTCTTGTCGCTGGGCAGCTCCTTCTGGATCCGGCGGATCGCGAGCCGTCCGTCGTAGCCGGCTATCCGGTTGCGGAGGGGTACCAGCTGCACGCCCTTGCGAGGCTTGCCGCTCTCCACGTCCGCCACGTCGCTCAGCGTGGTCGACTCCCAGAGCAGCACGCAGTCCCACTCATCGAGGCGGAGGATCAGGCCCACGTGCGACCAGTCCCCCCGCGAAAACCACTTAATCAAACAGGAAACCGCCCCCTTCCCGTCGAAGAGGGCGATGTCACCTGTACGAGCGAGCGGGCGGTACTGCTCGTATTTCATCTGCTCCATTGTCGTGCTCCTTGCGTCAGTAGTCCCAGGTTTCGTGTAGCCAGTCGTGGACGTCGATCATGTCGATGTCCCCGTCCTGGTCGTCGTCCAGCAGTATGCAATGCGGCCAAAGGTCAGGAACCGGGCTGCTCGCACGGGTCACTCTCCTCGTCTCGTTCGATCAGGGCCCCCACCGTCCTGCTCAACGCTCCCCCGACCAGCCGGGCGCCCTGGTGCGCCGCCTCGTGTAGCGCGATCTTCCCCACGTGCAGGAGCGTCGCACACCCCGCCGTCTGCCAAAGTAGCAACAGCAGCACAGTAACCGCGGTCTTCCGCCTGGCTTTCACGTTCGAGCTCCTTCAGTCGCTTCTCCCACCCAGCGAGCAGCGTGTCGAACACCCGCGTGGCTTCGGAGTCCACGCCGACCAGCAGATTGCGGCACCGGTTGACCTTCAGTGTCGCAAGGATCTCCCGAAGCAGGGTCTCGGTCCCCTCCCCCCGCGCCAGCAGCATGGTAGTCGCGTCGGTGATTCGCTGACGCAGTACGTGAAGTCTCGCCAGCTTGTTCAGATCCTCGCTCATCGCTTCCTCCGTTTGGGCGGGCCGTGGACCAGGGCCTCCTGGAGCGACTTGCGCAGCTCCTTGGCCTGGGCCCGTGTCAGGACGAGGGCCTCGATCGACACGCCGAAGTTCACGATGATCGCTCCGTCCTCACGCACGCCGACCGCGAGCTCGACGTTCCCGTCCTGCCCTTCACCGTTGTCGCCCGCCGCGTCCTCACGAACGCCCAGGTCCAGCCGCTCAGCGTCGGCCCTCAGCTCGTCACGCTCTCCGCTCATTACTTCACCTCCCGCCGGCGTAGCCGGGTGCCCTCGAACTCGCAGGATCCACACACGCACGTCTCGCCACGCGCACAATCTTCAACGGCCTCGCACTCCCCGCAGGTCCCGAGACGAGCGGGGTGCGAGGCCGCGCAGGTATAGTCTGCCGTGCAGTACGGTCGCCGGGCTGGGCAGACCGTGTCCGGCTCGTAGCAGGCCGGGGCCAGGTCACGGTAGGTCGCCCCGCGTACTTCAATAAGCTCCCCCGCTCGGTCCCGGATCTCGAACGCTACACCGCCGGCCTGGAGCTTGGTGTCTCCATCACGCTCGCAGGCATCATCGAGGGACACGAACAGGTAGAGCCACCAGTACCACGCCTCGGGCTGGAAAGTCAGCGTCCAGCCCGTTCCGCGGTCCCAGGCGACCAGGCCGTCGGCGCAGTCGTTGTCTGTGCTGCTCCCCGGGATCCCGCTGAAGCTGCGGTTCACCATCGGGGGGGAAAACGCGCAATCCACCACCACCGCGGCGCCGCTCCCGGCGAAATCGAACGTCCACGATCCAACCTCGACCGGGCCGTCGACCGCCCGGGCCCAGATCAGGATCATGTTCCACGAACCATCGCACGGAGAGACGACAAAGTCGCCCTGGTCAGGGCGGGCTGGGCTGGGGACGATCGCGATCTCGAGGTACGGCTCCGCCGCGTGTGCTGCGGTTACCAACAGGGTGGCGATTGCACAGGTCTTTGTGACTGGTTTTCTACGAGTCGTAGTCATCGTAGGGCCTGTCACTTCCGTGACTTTCGCTTCTTCTTGAGGCCGAGACGCTGCCGACAACGCCGTGCTACACAGCCGTTCCACATTGTCCGGTGCCTCGGAAACCACATGGATTGGCTGCCAAAGTGCGAGTGCTGCACCCGGTTTTCCACAAGACCCAAGGTCTCCATGAGGCGGAGGGCACGTTGCGCAGTGCGCTTGTTGCATTTGCTGTGAGCAACTACGGCTTCCGTCGAGACCCACCCCGCGAGAAGGGCCATGGCGATGCGTGCCTGGTTCTTGCTCCGTGGAAACTGCGGAATAGTCACAACTTACCTCACAGGTGAACAAACAGGGGCGGCGGGGCGCGACCGACCATGGCCACCATGAGAACCGCGGTCAGCAGGTCCCCGCTCGCACCCCCGTAAAGAAGCCGATGACCAGCGGCGACGTGGAGCGGAGAGAGAGGATTGCCTTCGCCAGGGAGGTCCGAGGTCTTTGGTCCTGCACATGGCTAAGTGCTCCGCTCCACGTCGTTCCCGCGGTCCTTGCCCCACGCCTGGTCACCGGGGCATCCCTGCCACCGGCGCGCTTCGACCAGACTGGAGAATGCCTTGGCTATTGTCGACCAGCCCCCGCGAGTGTCAACACAAAAAACGGACCATTTTGTCACTTGCAAACGGCCCGACGACCGATAGGGTACCAGATGTAGGGGCTGCGGTCCCCCCGCGAGTCCACTCACGCAAGGAGAATTGTCATGCGCAAGTCGAAGAAGAAGGCAAAGAGGAGGCAGAAGGGCGACAAGGACCCCAAGACGCTGCTGCTGCGTCCGAACGTGTGGGTCCGGGAGGCAAGCCAGGGGGGAAAGCGGACGTCGTACACGGTGACCCGCCAGCGGAACATCGTGGAGTTTCATACGGGCCAGACCGTGACGAAGCGTCAGCTCAAACAGCTCATGGCCCGCGGGATCACGGTCACAATCACGAGGTAGGAGACTATGGCGGAGCAGGCACGAACGAGTGTTGTCTTACTGTTACTGGGCGACCCGCAGAACCCGACCTGGGTGGTGGTCGACGTCGTCAACGGCCAGGCGTTCCCGAAGATCCCGCCCCTGGGGGCGATGCTCGACGCGGAACATCTTGATGATCTACTGCTGTACCAGGAGGATCCGAACGCAGAGGAACAGGTGCTCCAGTTCGACCTGCGGCTGCGGTTCCAGCCGATGCTTACCCCCGACCGGTCCTCGCAGATCGTAACTCCCGGCGCCGCCCCTGTCGTAGGGATTGGGAGACCGCCCGGCTCTTGATGCGTTTGTCACGGTCGGACCGGTAGATTTCGTTGTAGGCCGTCAAGGCGACCTCGAACGCCTTGGCGGCCTTCTCCCCCTTCATCTCCTTCAGCATTCGGAACGCATCCTCTCGGCGGATCCATGGCGCCGACACGTTGATCCCGAACAGCTCTTTCAGGATGGTCTTGATGAGCGGGTAGCGTTCATCGCCGGTCGCCGCCAGGTAGATCCGGCGCGCTCCGCGCGTGGTGATGGTCGGCAGCGGGATAACACCCTCGAACACGTGTTTCGCGATCGCCCTCACCTTCTCGACCGGCTCGTCGTGCTCCCGGGCGATGTCGCGGCCCGTCCAGCTCGACCGGTTCATCGCGATCTCGATCCCCGTCTTGGTCAGGGGCTGCGACAGCAGGAGGGGAATCCCGAACCCGCCAGGCCCCGTGTTTACCCGGAAATCATTGGCCAGCGGGAAGATCCACCGCAGATCCAGCTGCCGCACCCGGCCCTGATCGTCGCGCCAAGGCAGCAGGGGCATGAAATACCGGTCCATCCACGCGAACGGGTCGTAGCGGCCGAGGGGGGACTTCGTCTTGCGCCGGACGCCATGGTTCACGAGCGCAATCTCCTCGTCCTCCAGGCCGAGGATCACACTCGTCAGCAGCGTGGTCAGCCCCGGCAACAACCACATCATCAGCAACCGGCCTGGTCGCGTCCTGGCGTAGTGCAGGTTCACCTGCACCGAGGCCCCGGCAAAAGCGATGAACGAAGCCCCGAACGGACTGCGGCGGGCCCAGGCCGTCAGGTTCCCGCGCCTGGCGTAGTTCGGGTAGCCTTGCAGCGCGGCGACCGCTTCCTCGTGACTCCACCCCTGGCCGGACGTATGGCGAAGGTAGGACGCCATCTTGCTGATCTGGTCGGGAAGATCGTACAGATTCCCCGTCTTCCTGGTGATCCTGTCCAGCCTGCTCAGGAACTTGGCCAGCGCCGTGGTCACGGTATTCTGCGGATCCCGGATCAGTTTGTCGATCCGGTCGATCTCCGTCTCGGCGTACCCCGCGCTGATCTCGTTCTCCCGCAGCAGCCGGCGGAAGGTCGGCGTCCCTTCCCGGAAGTGCCGCACGGCCTCGACGAACCAGCGCGCATCTTTGACCGGGTGGATCCCGTCCATGAGCCAGAAGAAGTTGAGCCCCAGCATGTTCCGGCCCCAGGTCGACGGATTGTAGACCACCTTGCTCGCCTTCCATGCGTAGAGGTAGGAGTCGTACAGCTGCGACAACAGCCCGGTCCGCACGACAATCGTCTCCATGAGGCCATCGGCGAGCTCGCGCGGGATGTACTTCTCCGCCAATGGCCCCCACCGCGGGTGGCGCGGCGTGCGTACCCAGTCGTCCGCCACCCTCTCGGCGTTCGCGACGGTCTGGTCGATGTACCAGAACAGGCGAAGCACCTCGAGGTTGTGCCGCCAGTCGGTGATGGTCCGCCCCATCCGAACCAGGATGTTTTTCTCGGGTACCAGGTGGCCGAGTGCCTCCTCGCCGAAGGGATCCGTCACGCGCACACGCTGCTCGAGGCTGGTGCCATACCGCTCCTTCAGCTCCGGGTTGTCGATCTGCTCCCTCGCGTGCTCGTACGCGCGGTCGGCGTCAGTGAACTGCGTGAACGTCCCGTCGAAGTTGCGGACGGTCCAGAGGTCCGCCGACGCCCGATGTTTGAACATCCCGCCCTGAATCGCCCGGATCCGCTTCCGCTCCTCGAGCTTCTTGCGCGGTTTGTGGACCTTCTCCCGGTGGGTTCCCTCCGCCCATTCGGTTTCGTACTGCTCCCGGAAGATCATGCGGAGGTAGGCGCCCGGGCTCTCCCGCTTGCGTTGGATGATCTCGAGCAGGTTCGTCAGGCCGAACCCCTCCGCGTAGCTGTGCAGGTGGGTCTCGTTCAGGAACTCGTCCGTGAGCTGGTTCACCTTGGCGCGATACCGTTCGTAGACCTGGCGGCTCACCGGATCCAGGCGCGCCGGATCCTCGCGTCCCTCCGCCACGTCGGTGAGTAAGTTGTTGAACGTCTCCCGGGCACCGGGCCCGTACATTTTCTCGAGCTCGCCCATGCGAGCCTCTACAGCCCCCGTGATCTTGTCCGCGTCATACTTCGCCTCGCGCATCCCGCCGTGATAACGCTGGATCGCACGCCAGGCGTCCGGATCCACGTTCCACCGATCGGTACCCCAGACCGCCCGCCCGATCGCGTCAACAACTTTCTTGCGGAGACCAGGGGGCAGACTCCGGAGCGAATCGGCGAACCCGTCCCAGATGCGCGTCCAGGTCCCGCGGACGTCGGGAAAGTTGAACATCGCCCCCATGCCGTAAGCCGGATGATCGGGTCCGTGCTCCCGGATCCACTTCAGCAGACTCGCCCGCTGGTTCGCCGGCACCCCCGCGAGCCAGTTGGCCGGCCTGTACCCTTCCTGCTCGAGCTCCCGCCACTCGCCGGCGTCCGGGCTGGTACCGGGCTTGTCCTCCGTCAGCTCGAACTCCCGTTTCAGCTTGGCGACCAGGTCCGCCCGCGGAAACCGCCTTGACTCCGCGGCCTCGGGAGCAACCGCGACGTCCCCGACCTCTCCGACGTCAGGGCCCTGGGCAGCCATGATGTCGAGCTCGATCTCATCGCCGATCGACCGGACGTACTTGTACTCCGTGCCCTCCATCGTGAACGTGTCGCCCGGCTTGACCGGCTCGGCGCCGAGGGCCTCGACCTGCGCGGACAGCTTCGCCTCCTTGGCGGTGTACTCCGCCAGGTCGGCCTCACGCGCGAACGGGCCCAGCTCCTTCTCGCCGCTGGCCAGCTCAGCTTCGGTCTTCTCCAGACGCTCTTGGAGGCGTTCCGCCCGCTGTGCCGGGATCTCGAGCAGCCGCTTGGCGTCCCTCGTGATGTACGACGCGCCGGTCTTTTTCAGTTTCGGGTGGATGTCGATAGCCTGGGGGTACCAGTGCCCCCCCTGCTCCGACCCGAACGTGATGGACGTGCCGGCAAGCCGAAACATGGCGACGTCATACGTCTCATGCACACTGGTCCGCTGCTCGTGAGCCGCTTCGATCTCCACGCCGTTGACTGTGCCCAGCGGTCGGAACTCGCTGCTCAACGGCATAGCCATCACCGCGTCGTTCAGAGCCACGCCCGCCTCTCCGGGCTTCGTGTACGTGACTCCGCCCACCGTGACCTGGAGGGCCTGCTCCGCGGCGTCACCGACGAGCTTCGCCCCGCGCTGGGCCGCGGGCAGCGTCCTGGTCCGGATCCGGTCGGCCAGCTCCTGCAACCGCCCCAGCTGCGCGCGGAGCTCCCGCTGGCTGCCCTCGTGGGCCGTCTTCAGCCGTTGCAAGTGCTGAAGGGCCTTACGTGCTTTCGTCCACTCGAGGACCACCGGGGCCCTCGAGGCGTGGGCCATCGCAGCCTCGAACCCGCCGGCGATGACGTCGACGTCCTGGAAGGTCCGGGCCCCCTTCAACGTCCCGCTGAGGAGAGCACCCTGGAACCGCCACTTGTGGAACGCGAGCGAATACATGAATTCGTCGGCGCTGCCCTTCTGCACGTAGGCGAGCAGCTCGACCTCGGTGTTCATGTTTCCTGGGCGGACCGCTCGCCCCTGGATCTGCTCGATCCGGTCTGGTGTGTACGCCGGATCCGCCAGGTGCAACGTCTTGAGCCGGGCCTGCACGTTCACCCCAATGCCCAGCAGCTGAATCGTCCCCATGAGCACGCGGACGTCGCCGCGGTTCATCTTGTCGAACAGCTCTTGACGCTTTTGCGCGGAGACCTCCTGGAGGATCGCGATCTCCTCCTTGGGGATCCCGCCCTCGACGAGCAGGTCGCGGAGCTCGTGGTACGTGGAGTACTCGCCGGGCTTTGGAATCCCGAAGCTCATGGCGACGAGCTGCGTCAGCCGCTCGCCGGCGTCACGCTCGTGGCGTGTGATGATCTCCTGGGCCAGGCGGCTGATCTTGTCCTCTGGGTGGCGCGGGGCATCGGGCCGGCGCAGTTTCAGGTCAAGGCCGGCGATCCGGTTGTCGGTGATGACGTTGAGAATGTTGTCCTCGCCCTTGCGTGGCCGGCGTTTCCGCTTCTTCAGGGCCTCCGCCCGCGCCTTGATCGTCTTCACGTAGGCCTCGTGTGCCGCGTTCGGCGGGGAGACGATCAGACGCCAGGTCCGCTCACCATCGGCGTTCTTCGCGATCAGGGGCGCCGGCCGGCCCTCGGCCTTCCACCTGGCGTGGACGTCGTCTTTCGACACCACGTAGGTGTGGTCTGCGTACATCGCCATGAAGTCGTCGACGTTCACGTAGTCGCGCAGCCGGCGGACGTCCCGGTACCCGCCCTCGCCCAGGCTCTCCACGTCGGACTCGACGGACCCGAACGAGCCCACCCACTGGTCGAACGTCGTGATCCCGCGACCCTCGAGCATCGTCGGCGCCAGAAACCGCGTCAGGTTGTAGAGCTCGACCATCGAGTTCGAGACCGGCGTGGCAGTCTGGAACAGAACCCCGCGCCCGTTCTGGAGGCGGAGGAGGTATTTTGTCTTCATCTCGGCGTCGAACGTGGTGTTGTTGCCCTCGGTGGGCCCCAGACCCTTCACTCGCTGCATCTGCGTCTGGTACGCCAGGTTTTTCAGTCGCTGCGACTCGTCGTAGATGACGTAGTCGATCCCGAGCTGCTCGAACCCCATGCCCTCCATCTGCTTCAGCGCGTGCAGACGCTTCTGGAGCTGCACGCGCATCCGGGCCCTGGCTTTGCCGAGCTCCTTTGCCGTGCGTCCGTGCTCGCCCTCGAGCTGCGCCGCGGCCTCCTTCGCCCGGCTCAGGTCGTTGATCCTCTCCTCGAAGTAGTCGGTCGTGTACTCCGCCGACATGGGCAGCTTCAGCAGACGCTCGTGCGACATGATGACGACCGTGCTCTCCGTCGTCGCGATCTTCGCCAGGGTCTTGCGCAGGTTCGCCGGCGCGGTGTCCTGCTCCGTCAGCACCGTCCAGCTGTGTCCCGGGTACATGCTCTTGGCGTCACGTCGGAACTGCTCCAGCGTGGAGGCCTGCACCACGATCATCGGCTTGCGGGCCATGCCCAGACGGACGAGCTCGCGAGCCGTGGCGATCGCGATCATCGTCTTGCCCGCCCCGGGCTCGAGGTTGACCAGGCCGGATCCACGCTGAAGGTTGAACGCCACCGCGTTACGCTGGTAGTCGTAGAGGTTCCAGGTCGGACTCATCCCCGGAAAAGTTAAGTAACTGCCGTCGTAGTCACGAGGGGCCTGGTTGTTGAACGCGAAGTTGTAGGCCTTCACCAGTTGGTTCGTGCGCTTCGGCTCCGACCAGATCCACCGCTCGAACTCGGCCCGGATCACCTTGATCTTCTCGGCCGCGGCGTCGCTCGCGATCGGGTCCTCCTCCATGATCGGAGTCCCGTCCTCGCGCTCGCCTACCTGGACCTTGATGATCGGCGCCCGGTTGCTGAGAGCGTCACCAAGCAGCTGCGGGCCTGGTCGATCGGGCATTCCCCACTTGCTCCTGGCTGCGACCGTCGAACTCACCTCGTACCCGCCGCGCACGATCCACTTGCCGAGCTCCGGGATGTACCGGATGAACAGCCCGCCCCGTTCCGTCGCCCCGAACAGGTGCAGCCCGAACGCCTGGACGATCTCCTGCGGGATCCAGGGGGCGCCCAGCTGCGGGGTGATCTCGCTGACCGTCAGATCCTTGGGAATGACCTCACGCAGCGCCTCCACGTTTCCCCGGTACCGGTCCGGATCCATCTGGGCAGCCGCCTCGGCGTCGGCGAGTTTCTGGCGGACGTTCCCCGAAAGGTATTCGTCTCGGACGACGAGCTCGCCGGCGGGACTCTCGAACGCCAGGGCGCCCTCGAGCAGCTGCTGCTTCACTCCCGCCGGCGTCGTCTCGAGCAGCTGGGCCATATACGCCAGGTCGAGCTTGCCGTACTCGTTCATGGACGTGTTGATCGCGTCCTGCGGACTCTCGGCGCGGAGCTTGCGTTCGTGAGCTGCGATCATGCGCCGCTCGAAGATCGGCGCCTTGGTGGCCCGCTTCGTCTTCGGATCCCAGACCTCGACAGCGTCCAGGACGCCGGCGGTGTGGTAGTCGTCGCCCAGGGCGCGGACGTTCTTCGGTTTGTGCAGGTAGCCGTACTTCTTCACGAAAGCGTCGTAGATTCTGGTCAGGTCCCGCTGGGCCCCCTTCCATCCCTCGGCGTCGTTGACGGCCTGCCGGTGAAGCAGCTCGAGGACAACGTCGCGGAGCTCCACCTGGGCGCCGATGAGCTCGACACGCTCCGCGACCAGCTTGTCGATCTGGCTCGCCGTGAGCAGGGCCGGCCGCTTCTGCCCTGGCTTGATCTTCCGCGCCGCTTTGGCCCGCTCCTTCGCCTGGATCTCGCCGCGCACGATCACTGCCGCCGGCGGCGCCGTCTCGCTCTCCCCCTTGTAGTGCACTTTGTCACCCACCCGGAAGAACGAGCCGACAGGTACCCTGGTCGGGGCCATGACCAGGTCGGCGGGATCCTTCGGCGCGGTGACGTCGCCCGCCTCGGTCATCACGTTGTGAGGCAGCGCCGCGACGGCTTCGGCCAGGCCTTCAAGAGGATCCTCCTTCGACCGCGGGTTGACCGTGATGCGGGCCCCACGAGCGTGGAACGTGCCCGGCGCGAATGTGCCGAGGACCATCTCCGGGTGCGCATGAAAGTACTCGTTGACGGTGTAGTCGCGGAGCTCCGGCAGCCGGGGGGATTTGAGCCAGGCCTCTCCCCCCGGCTCCTCACCTGGTAGGCGCTTGCGAAGGAAAATAATGTCCGCCACCACCTGTGTGCCAGGCAGCGACTTGTTGTTCAGTCGGACCGCACCGAGCAGGTCCGCTCTCTCCGCGATCCCTTGGCGCACGTAGGGCGTGGCCTTGTCCATGGTCTCGTTGCTGGTGATGAACGCCACCACCCCGCCAGGCCGGACCAGGTCGAGCGACCTGATGAAGAAATAGTCGTGAATCGCAGCCGTCGCCCACTGCGGGTACCGCGGGTCGAAGATCGCCACGTTCCCGAAGGGGACGTTGCTGATCGCGAGCGTGAAGTAGTCCTTGGGGAGCTGGGCCTCCTCGAACGGCGTCCGACGCATGTCAGACCGCGGGTAGAGTAGGGCCCCGATCCGCGCGCTGATCGAATCCTTCTCGATCCCCACGCGAGTCACCAGCTTGCGGAGCTCCGGAGGCATGAGTCCGAAGAAGTGCCCGACACCCGACGCGGGCTCGAGGACGCTCCCGCCCCGGAACCCGAAACCGATCACCGCCGCGTACATCGCCTTGATGATCCGCGGAGGCGTGTACATCGCGTTGCTCGTCGAGTCGGCCGCGGCCTGGTACTCGTCGGCGTCCAGCACGCCCTGGAGCTCCTTCCGGATCGCGTCCCACTCCGTTCGCCAGGTGTTGAAGGTTTCCGACATCGAGCCCCAGCCGAGGTACTTCACCAGCTGGGTCTGCTCCTCGGGCGTGGCCGGACGGTTCTCGGACTCCACCTCCTTCAGCACCCTGATCGCCTGGATGTTGGTGCGGGCTGCGCGCTTGCCCATCCCCTCGGCAAACAGGGGATCGTCCTCGGCGATTATGTAGTCGCTTCCTCCGACGGTGGGCTCGGTATGGGTGACTGGTTCCGGCTCGGGCTCGGCAGGCCTGGGCTGAACCGCCCCCTCCTCTTGTGGTAGCTCGCGAGCACCTGGTCGGGCTCGAGGTTCCCCGCGAGCTCGTTCTCCAGGCGCCTTTCGTCTTCGCTTGGCGGGAGGAGCCACTCCTGGCTCACTAGGCTCAGGGCTTGGTTCGCCGGCACGCCGTTCTCCCGGTACCGGTGGACGGCCCTCAACGTCAGCTCCTGGGCCAGGTAAAGCGCCCGGTTCAGCCGGTTCTGCTGGACGAGGCTCGCGAACAGCTTCGGTAGGTGCTTCGCCCAGTGCTTCTTCGCCTCGAGGCCGCTCGCTGACAGCAGGCTCTCGGCCTCCTTCTCGCTCACCTGGGGCGGCGGGCTCTGGGGCTCCAGCAGTGGGTGTTGGTCCTGGGCTGGGGCCAATCGGAGTGGGTAGTCCGGCTGGCCCTTCCGGTTCTTCCGGCGGGGGCTGCGGACCCTCTTCCCGTGTCGGTAGCGTTTCACTTGCGGCCTCCTGTTCTAGTATACCAAGCAGCGTCCGGCTCGGCTTGTCTATCCCCACGTCCCTGGCGATCGCGACGGCACGGGCTTCAGGCCACGACTCGAACACGGCCATGGCGTCCTTACGCTTGGTTTCCGCGATTGCCAGCGGGCTCTCGAACTGATCCGTGATGTCCTTCCCGATGTCGAACGGTCCGCCCTGGCGTACACGCTCCATATCCGAACCCGGAATCACGTGGCGCTCCCAGTCGCGTGACTTCCGGGCGACGATCTCCTGGTAAACCGGGGACTTGTACCCCTCCTGCACCAGGGATTTGTACTGGGCCAGCAGCTTCCGGTAGGTGGAAACAAGCCGGGCCCGCACGACGTCACCCATGCCCGGCAAGGGGGGCTCAGGCCCCTCGGCGAGCTCTGGCGCCTCCGGGGGTGTTACGGGACGTTCCGGCGCCGCTGGCCCACTGGGCGCTGCGACAGGCTGCGGAGCGGGCTCTGGTGCCCCCAGCTCCCCTCTGGCGACTGCCGCTCGAAGGTCGCCTTGCACGTCGGCACTCAGCTGCTCCCAGCTCACCTTGGCCAGCAGCTTC